TGGTCGAAAGTGTATGAGACAAAGAACATCGGAATTGTCCGTGCTACTAACGTAAGTAACCAAGATTAATCATGGCTTCTATTTTTGAAATTGGTGCTGGTAGTTTAATCGGCCCAACAGACGGTGGTACTGTAACTCAGGCTACTAACAAATCAACAGGTGTAACTCTTAATACTGAGAGTGGACAGATCACAATGAACAATGCTGCATTAGCTGACGCTGCTGAAGTATCTTTCACAGTTACTAACAGCAAAGTCGCTGCAACAGATGTTGTCGTTGCTTGTCATGGTTCTGCTGGAACTGCTGGTGCTTACATCGTAAGTGCTAACGGTATCGCTGCTGGATCATTCAAGATCACAGTTTCTAACGTATCAGGTGGATCTTTAAGTGAAGCTATCGTTATAAACTATGTTGCTCTGAAGGGAGCATCTAGCTAATGGGAATGTACGCTTTTAGGCGTATGAGAGCGAGGAATGAGGCTGCTCAAAAGGCAGCTTCATTAACTCCTACTCTTGAAAAGCCAAAACCAAAACCAAAGCCCAAGAAGGTAAAACTAAATGGCGATAACTCTTGATGCAACTGTTGGCGGTGCTAACGCAAACACTTATATAACTCTTGCTGATGCAAACTCTTTTATCGAAGGGCTTGTTCTTAGTGATGATGCAGCAGCTTGGGATGGTTCAAGCACTGATAACAAAAACAGAGCTTTGTTTACGGCTGCACAAAGAATTGATCGTGAAAAGTTTTTAGGGGCTAGGGTAGATGATACCCAGGCATTAGAATGGCCAAGATCGGGAGTTCGCAAACCAGATACTTACACCAACCTTTATGGCTTATCTTTTCCAAATAGATTAGTTGCTGATTATTACACTGATACTGAAATCCCAGATCGTGTAAAAAATGCACAGGTCATATTGGCTGTGTACCTCAACAACAACAGAAACGGGTTAGAGTTGAGTGGTCTGGAAGATTTTGCAACTGTTAGTATCGGTAATATAAATGCAACCCCTAGATTTTATGGGGCAGTTGGTATTGATCGTATCCCACCTATAGTTGATCATTACCTGATGGGTATTAGAATAGGTGGAAGAGCAAACTTACAAATCAAGAGGTCTTAAAATGGGCTACGGCTACCAATATCCAGCAGGGATAATCATTACAGATACAAATGCCCATACTGGCAGATTCGGTAAAGTGCATTGCTTATCAAATGCAGAGGTGACTCTAGTTGCTGAGAACTTAACAGAAAATGGTTCTTCAACTATCAATGGCATCACAATGAAGTCATCTTCAGAAATTGAAGGTGTTATCACAAGTATCACTCTTGCAAGTGGTCAGGTCATAGCTTATTCATTATGAGTCTTGCCAACGCACTAAAAAAGGCAGCATCAAAGACTCTGAGCAAGCTGGGAGGTGATGTGACTATCAGACAGGTAACGGCTGGCAGTTATAACACAACCACTGGAGCTATTACAGAATCTACATCTGATACTACTGTTAAAGGTGCGTTAAGCAATGTAAACAGATCCGAGGTAAATGATCTGATTGAATCCCAGGATAAAAGGTTAACAATATCAGCAGGGGATTTGACCTTTGTACCAACAACAAAAGACAGAGTTGTTATAAGCAGTGTTGAGTTTAAAATTATTCAAGTTGTGACAAATGAACAAAATAATACAGCAATAAGTTTTGATTTAATTCTGAGGTAAATATGACAAGACAAATAAGGTTAGATCAAATTGATGATGTTATGAGAGAAGCAGTAGAGGATTTAGTGGCTGCAACTACATTGGAGTGGACTAAAAGAGTGAAAAAAGCTACACCAGTTAGAGTTGTTTTAAAAGGTGAACCAAAAGGGGGCGGCCAGCTTAGAGCCGCTTGGAAGACAGATATTAAACCATTACAGGGAACGGTCACAAACAATTTGCCTTATGCAGAACCAGTTTGTTTTGGTGTTAACTTACCTCCTTCATGGGGTGGTTTTTACAGAACAAGACAAAAAACAGTTGCTGGTTTTCCTGAACTTATAGGCAAAGAGCTTGAACAATATGCTAGAAAAGAATATGAAAAAATTAAGAGAGGAATATAAATGGCTGCTGTAGATTTAAACACCGTCAGATCCACAATAGAAGCAAGACTAGCTACAGAACTAGCATCAAGTCCAGCTATTCCTGTTGTATTTAATAACATGGCATTTGATTCCACAACAGAAGATACCTTTGTTCAATGTCTTACAAGTTTTGGTGCAAATGAATATTTAACTCAGGGAGATACAAGTAGTGCTACAAATAATGTTGTTGGTTTGGTAATACTAAATATATTCACAGAAGAGGGTATCGGAGCAGGGTCAAATTATACGATTGGCAAGAGACTTAGGGACTTATACAATAGAGTGACAGTATCAAATGTTATTTTTGATTCACCTGTAGGGCCTGAAGTGTTTGCATCAAGTCCAGAAGGTAAGTTTCAAACACAAATCAGAATTACATTTGGAATATACGAGGATCTTTAAATGGAAATTACAGAAGAAATGCTTGATGTAATAGAAGCTGTTAAGGGCAGAAGAGAACCACAGTACTGGGATAATCAATGCAGAAGATTTATGGAAAAACAACAAGCAAATAAAAAGGCTGTAAAAAAGTCAGAAAAAGGTTAATATATTTATAAATCTTTCTTTTATTTGTTATGGCAAAGGTTAAAGGTGATGTTGGGCAAGTCAAATTTGATGATGGTGGCTCTTCAGTAAACCCTGTATTAGGAACTACAAGCTGGTCAATGTCTATCACTAAGGATATTCAGGAGACAACAGCACAAGGCGACACTTTCAAGCAGTTCGTAGGTGGCCTTATTGAAGGTGAAGGAAGTGCAGAACTTCTTTATGATGATTCAGCTTCAGGTGAGACAGCAACTTTTGTTGATGGTGTATTAACTACTGGCGATCTTGGCACAGCAGCTTTTGAGCTTTTCCCAGACAGTTCAAGCGCTACAAAAAAAATATCTTTTAATGGCATTATCACAAGTTTTGATCAAAGCTCCTCTCTTGGTGAAGCTAATACTATCAGCATCACATTTAAGCCAACTGGAACTATAACTTCAGCAATCTAATCTATTAATTAATCAACCCCAAGTTTTATGACAAATCAAAGAACCGCAGACCTTCTCATCGGTGCTTATAAAGATGAGATGACCGCAAGAAGAAAATATGAACTAAAAGATTCATCAGGTAAACTTTTAACAACTTTATATTTTCCACCGATTACTAGATTTGACAGACAAAAGGCGCAGCAGTTAGCAGGCACTGATGAGGCACTTACTGTTTCGACACAGTTACTTTGTAAAATGGCACAGAAAGAAGATGGAACACCAGCTTTTGATATGTCAGATGCGCCAATCTTACAAAGGTCACTACCAGAAAAGATTTTAAATGATATAGAACTATTTTTATTTGATGTAACACTTGATCTTGATACAGCAAAAAACGAATAAAGCGAGATGGTTGGTTAAACTTTGAATTTTTTCTCGCAACAGAACTTGGTAAAACATTAAATGAACTAAGAACTTCTATTTCAGAAGAGGAGTTGATATATTGGGTTGCATATTATGAAAATAAACATGAACAAGAAAAAAGGGCGCAGCAACGACAAAAACAGAAATTAGGGTAAACTAAGATAAAGACTTTTTGTATTTGTGGCACAGGCGAATGTAAGACTTACTGTTGATGCTAGTGGTGCAACTAGAGCTTTACAGGGTGTTCAAAATAAAACTAATCAGCTACAGAAAGCATTTGGTGGTTTAAGAACTGCTATTGGTGGGATAGGAATTACTTTATTAGGAAAAAATGCAATACAGACAGCAGCTAACTTTCAAAAATTAAATGTAAGATTAGGTTTGTTAACAAAACAAAATGGTACTTTTGCAAGATCTCAACAAATAGCTGCAGATGCTCAGAAAGCATTTGGATTAAGTTCTACAGAAGCACTAGAAGGAATCACAAATATTACTGCAAGATTAGCCCCTTTAAATATTGGAGTAGAAGATATAAAATCTACATTTTTTGGATTTAACACAGCTGCTAAATTAGCAGGTGCTTCTAGTGTAGAAGCGTCAAACGCTTTTAGACAATTAGCTCAGGCTTTAGGTTCTGGAAGATTACAAGGAGATGAATTTAGAAGTATATCAGAGCAAATTCCAACAATACTTGCACCTATTGCAGATGAACTTGGTGTAAATATTGAAGCATTAAAAAAATTAGCTTCTGAAAGTAAATTAACTAGTTCAGTTGTTTTAAGAGCTTTAAGAAAAATAGAAAAAGATGGTGGTGCTTCATTAAGAGAATTACTTAAAAATGACCCAACACAGGTATTTAAAGATTTAAGTAATGAAACAGAAGATTTATCAAGAGCTTTTGGAGATACTTTAATCCCTGCAGTACTTCCAATTATTAGAGGATTAACTAAATTAACTGAAGTTGCAACTAATTTTATAAATTCGCCTATTGGAAAAACAACAGCAATATTTACAGGAATAGCTTTAGCATTTAAAGCTACAACATTAGCTGCTAGTTTACTTTCAGCAGCAAAAACAATTCTTATTGCAAAATTTGCAGCAACAACTGCAGGTGCAATAGCACTTGCAAAAGCTAATGCTACAGCTTCAGTTGCAACAAAAGCATTAGCTATATCTACAGGAGCTTTAGCAATTGCAATGAACGCTTTGCCATTAGTAGCTTTGGTTACATTAATTGGTTTAACTACTACTGCTATCGTAAAACAAAATAAAGAAAGAAAGAAAACAGTAGATTTAATAAAAGAAGGACATCAGGAAACAATAAAAGCTGAAATAACACGTTTAAAAGCCCAATTAGCATTAAAAAAAGAACAAAAAAGAGGTTCTGGACTTTTAAATGAACAAATAAGAAACCTTAAAAAACAAATTGCAGATTTGGAAAAGAAATTAAATCTTTCTATAAAACAAGAGATACAAGATAAAAAAAATGAACAGCAATTGGAAAGAATAAAAACTTTATATAGTTCGATTGCTGAAACAATTGAGACAGGTTTAGTTGATGCAATTGATGGAGCAATAGCGGGAACAAAAACTTTAGGTGAAGTGGCTACCAGTGTATTCAGATCTATTCAAAGAGCATTAATTCAATATGGTGTAGCATCTTTTTTTGGTGGATTGCCTGGAGGGATTGGAAAATTCTTTTCAGGGGAAAGAGCAAACGGTGGTTCTGTTTTATCGGGTCGTTCTTATCTAGTTGGAGAACGTGGGCCAGAAGTTTTCACACCATCTACAGCAGGTATGATTTCTCCGAATAGTTCATTAGGAGGAGGGCCGACAAATATAGTTGTAAATGTAGATGCCTCTGGTTCTTCTGTGGAAGGAGACAATCAAGGCGGAGAAGAGTTAGGAAGAGTGTTGTCTGTTGCAATACAATCAGAATTAATTAAACAAAAACGACCTGGAGGTTTACTCGCATAATGGCAACATTTCCTTCAATAAATCCAACTTATGGTATGCAGAAAAGGTCTGCACCTTTAACAAGAACCGTACGTTTCGCTGATGGATTTGAGCATAGAATAAAATTTGGATTGGCTGAAAATCAAAACCCTAAAGTTTTTATCTTTACTTTTAATGTTTCGGAAACGCAAGCAGATGAAATAGAAACCTTTCTTGATGCCAGAGGTTCAACAGAAAGTTTTGATTATCAACCTGCAGGAGAAGGTTCTTCAATGAAATTTGTCTGCGAAACATGGACAAAATCAATTCCTTATAACAATAGAGCAACGATCCAGACAACATTTAGAGAAGTATTTGAACCATGAGTACTGCTCCTATTATTACTGATCTTCAAAAGATCAACCCTTCAGCAATAATTGAACTATTTACAATAGCTACAGATGCAACTTTGCATGGTTCTGCACAAACTTACAGATTCCACAATGGAACGAGTTTGAATGCTAACGGAGATATTGTTTGGGCAAGCAATACTTATACAAAAATGCCAATACAAGCTGAAGGTTTTGCTTTTACAAATGGACAGTTGCCTAGACCAACTTTGACTATCAGTAATGCTCTTGGAACTATTACAGCTATCTTGTTAAATGTTAATCAGGTAACAACAGGAAATGATTTGACAGGAGCTACTGT